AAAATCCAAGGTTAGCTGCTGAATTTACTAAAAAGCTGGAAAGTAAAGGATTTCAAGAGCTTCAATTTACTGAAGGTAGGCGATATATCGTCCGAGCCAATAACTCAGCTGGTAGAGGTATTGCAGCCCCAAATTGCGTCCATATGGATGAAGTAAGAGATTTCAAAGATGATGATGTTTGGTCTGCCTTGCGATATACCCAAATGGCTAGTCCAAATCCTCAAACTTTTATTTATACTTCAGCTGGAGATCAGCATTCAATTGTCTTAAATAGATTAAGGGAAAGAGCCTACGCTGCTATTTATGGAGCGCCTGACGATATTGGTTGGTTTGAATATTCAGCGCCAAAGGATATTAAATTTGATAACTCACCAGACTTTTGGCTAGGTGTTTGCCAAGCTAATCCATCACTTGGATTAACAATTCATCCAGATAATATTCGAGCAGTGTTAAATGACCCAGAGGATATTGTCCGGACAGAGGTATTAACGCAATGGGTCGATACCATAAATCCAGTTATTAATCCGTCTCAGTGGGAGAGTTGCAGAGTTGAGGGACTCCGACTCAACCCTGAAGCAGATACTTGGCTGGCTATTGATCTAAGCCCTAGCAGAAAAGAAGCAGCTCTAGTTGCTAGTCAAAGACTTGAGGGGGATAGATTCCAAGTCATATTGCTTCAGACTTGGCATAACCCAGCCAATCTTGATGATAAAGCAATGGCGAATGATGTAGCAGAATGGGTCAGAAAGTATCCAGTCCAACTAGTTGCTTATTCAGCCAAAACCGCGTCAGCGGTAGCCGCTAGATTGGCTCCTGCAGGAATAATAGTCGAGCCAATAGACGGCCTTGATTATGCCCAAAGCTGTGATGAATTACTGGGAGCAATCTCATCTCAGCGGTTAGCTCACTCGGGACAGGAAGAGCTGACCAAACAATGCCTATCCGCTGTCAAACTCCCTTTCGGTGATGGCGGGTGGGTAATGGGTCGCAAGGTAAGTAATACAACAATCTGCGGAGCAATTGCGTCAGCTTTAGCAACACATTATGCAACTATGGCTGAAACTAGCGTTGATATTCAAATAGTGTAAGTAGGCTCGCTTACAATGTAAGCAATGGGTGCTATAAGAGATTTCCTATTTCCAGCAGTTGAGGCCAAGCGCCCTATTGCCGTTACTGATGTTCAAGCAGCTTTAACACCAGTTCAGATTTCAGATTCAGTTTATAATATCCTCGGCGGTGCAACTAATACCACTCGTCAATTAGCAATGAGCGTTCCATCCGTTGCAAGAGCTCGCAATATTATTTGCGGAACTATCGGTTCATTACCTTTAACGACTTTTAACCGTATAACTGGCCAATATGTTGATCCACACAGAGTTATCAATCAGCCAGACCCAAGAGTTGCAGGATTTGTAATCTATTGCTGGCTTGCAGAAGATATATGGTTATATGGCGCTGGTTATGGTCAAGTCCTTGAGATGTATAGCGCAACAGATGGCGGTCGAGTAAGAGCTTGGACTCGCGTTAGCCCAGACCGCGTTACAGTTGATACAGATTTCCTTAACACCACAATTACTGGATATAAAATTGATGGGAAGTCAGTTCCGCTTAGTGGCGTAGGTTCAATCATAAGATTTGATGGTGGAGATGAAGGATTGCTTCATAGAGCTGGCAAGACAATTGCTGCAGCAGTTTATCTTGAGAACGCAGCAGTTAATTATGCTAAAGAGCCAGCACCTTCAATGGTATTGAAATCAAATGGCACTAATCTAACTGCCGAAAGAATTTCATCCTTGCTAACTGCCTGGAAAACTGCTCGCCAATCTCGCTCAACAGCTTTCTTAAATGCAGATGTAGAATTACAGCAATTTGGTTTTGATCCTAAATCAATGCAACTTGCAGAGGCGCGTCAATATGTAGCACTAGAATTAGCTCGGGCCTGTGGAATACCTGCCTACTTCTTGAGCGCCGAAACGACTTCTATGACTTACTCAAACGCGGTGTCCGAGAGGCGCTCATTAGTAGATTTCTCACTTCGCCCAATACTTAAGGCAATTGAGGAACGCCTATCGTTACCGGACTTTACACCTAATCCAGTAATGACGCGCTTTGCACTTGATGACTTCTTACGCGGTAACGCCTTAGAAAGAGCTCAAGTTTATGAAATTCTAAACCGCATTGGCGCGATGAGCGTTGAGCAAATTCAGCGAGAAGAGGATCTAATTCCAAATGAAGGTTAATATGCCAATGGCAGTTACAGCTGCCGACACAATAAAGAGAACAATTACTGGAACTATTGTTACTTGGAATGAGCAAGGCAATACCTCAGTAGGCCCAACAGTATTTGCAAAAGATTCTATTGAGATGAAGCCTGTGAAGCTTCTCCTCGAACACGACAGAACTAGACCCATTGGAAAGCTTGTGAGCCACTCTGTTGAAAACGATAAAATTGTGGCTACATTTCGTATCGCCAATACTATGGCTGGAGAAGATGCCCTAATTGAGGCAACTGAAGGCTTGCGCGATGGATTTAGCGTTGGAGCCCAGATAAACGAATGGACCAACAACAAAGGCGTTATGCAGATTACCTCAGCAACTCTAGATGAAGTTTCTTTAGTAACTGATCCTGCAATTGATTCTGCTCGCGTAAGCGAAGTAGCAGCTTCTGAGAATGAAGCACCAAAAGAAGATTCTGATTTAGCAACCGCTGATTCAGAGAAACCAAACGAAGGAGACCAAGTGTCTGACACTACCGCTCCTGCTCCTGCCGTTGAAGAAGCGGTTGAAGCAGCTAAAGCAAATATGGTTGAGGCAGCTCGCCCAGCCTTTTACACAGCACCTCGCCTTGAGTTCACCAAGGCAAAATATCTTGAAGCATCTATCCGCTCAAAAGTTTTTGGTGATGATGCGTCCCGTCAGTATGTTTTAGCAGCTGACGACACCACAAGCAACAACTCTGGACTAGTTCCAACTCGTCAATTAACAGAAATTGTAAATCCTCTATCAAATGCTGATAGACCGCTAATTTCTGCTATTTCCTCTGGCGTATTGCCTGATGCTGGAATGACTTTTGAAATTCCAAAAATCACAGCAGTTCCAACTGTTGCAGTAGAAGCAGAAGCAGCAGAAATTGACGAAACGGGAATGACCAACAGCTACATTTCAGTAGATGTTAAGAAATTTGCTGGGGGACAGACTTTCAGCGTAGAACTTCTAGATCGTTCTTCACCTGCTTTTTTTGATGAGCTTGTTCGTCAGATGGAATTTGCTTATGCAAAAGCAACTGATTCCTATGTAGGAACTACTATTCAAGGAGCAGGAACTCTAAACGCTAATGCTCAAGCAAACACAGCTTCTGGCTTAGTTGCTTATGTTTCAAGCGCTGCTGCTGCAGTTTATTCTGCATCACTAGGATTTGCTCGTAACTTAGTTGTTACACCAGAGCAATGGGGCAATATTATGGGTTATGCTGAATCTTCAGGCCGCCCAATTTACACAGCTTCACAGCCTCAAAATGCTGGTGGAGCAGTAAGCCCACAATCACTTCGCGGCAATGTTTTAGGTCTTGACCTATATGTTGCAAGAACCTTTACTGGTTCCGGTGGAGATGGAACTGCTGACTACTCAATGGTAGTTATAAATCCAGAGTCCTACACTTGGTATGAATCAAGCCGCTTCCGTTTAGAGACAAATGTTGTTTCAAATGGCAAACTTAATGGCCAAATTAAGGTCGCTTACTATGGCTATGGCGCATTAGCAACAAAGGTTGCTGCTGGCGCTAACTGGTTCAACAAGAGCTGATAAAACCCCTAATAGTGAGGGCCAGTCCGCTCCCGAGCTGGCCCCTCACCTAATTGCTTGAAAGGATGACGAAATGCCTACAATAGTTACGGCTGCAGAGCTTAGGACGATTCTTGGCGTTTCGTCATCCCTATATTCAGACGCGTATTTAGGCGATATAGTAGATGCTTCCGAGAACCTAGTTCTCCCAATGCTAGTTACTTTCCAGAGCAAGATTAACAAAGTCAAGCTGACCAATAATATTGCTTATTTTGAGACTGCAACAATTCAAGAATTTACCGAAGGCCAATCCGTTGTAATTACTGGCTGCGGAGCTCCTTTCAATGGCACTCACACAGTAACCGATGACGAAATTTCAGATTATGTATTTACAGTCGCAATCACCAATGCAGATATATTGGAAAAAAATATCATCCCAGCAGGAAACGCTGCGTTATCTGGATTATCGACCTATGTCGGAAACCCCAATGCTGAAGCTGCTATTCTGGCTATCTCCGTTGAAATCTTCCAATCCAGAACCGCCGCTGGTGGATCAATCGAAGGCGTAGATTTTGCAGTTACCCCTTACCGCCTATCTAAAAATTTACTTGCCAAAGTAACTGGCTTACTTGGCCCATATCTTGATGTTGAAACTATGGTGGGCTAATGCCAGCTTCAACAATTGCCACAGATGTTAGAGGCGCTATTAAAACCGCCTTGGCTGGATGCACCGCTAATATCTATGACTCAGTTCCAGAAGCGCCTATAGTTCCAGCAATTGTAGTTGTCCCAGATGCGCCTTATATGGAGCTTGAAGTCTTAGGTAAATCAACGACTCGCGTCAAATTAAATTACACCATTACTGCTTGCGTTGCGTATTTCAGCAACGCCGCTTCATTAGATAATCTTGAGCAATTAATCATTAGTATTCTTGGAGCGCTAAACGCTTCCAAGTATGAGTTATCGACAGTCGATAGGCCGTCAGTAACAACAGTAGGAACGACCAATTTATTGGTTGCAGACATACGCTTGAGC